AAGCCTTTGGTAAGCCTACATTTGGCACTGTGTATATTCGTAACGCAAGCAGTCTTGCTTCAGGGTTTGCAACAGGGGTTCTTAGTCTTACTTTTGACCAGTTTATTAATCTTATCGGTTTGGCCCAAACAGAGTTTGGTGCTTTCCGAATCTACATTGCGGGGCAACTGATCGTGGCTGGTGACAATATTTTTGAATGGTTCCAAGAACAGCCCGGAGTACAGGGCTCTAAACTGGATAGGTTGAAGGAGTACTTGAACTCTTTGGGATACAAAGGTAGTTCTAATACGATGGTCTTTAAGTTCTTGAGAGACCAAGGATACAAGGGATCGCTTGCTCAGATGATTTCTAAGTTTGAGCGAGACTTTACTAATCGTTACGGGCCTGCATAATGGCAGATAGATACTGGGTTGGCGGAACAGGTAGTTGGACAGACGCTACTAAATGGTCAACTGTTTCAGGCGGCGCTGGGGGTTCTCTTGTAAGCGATGGAGACAATGTTTATATAGATGGTAATTCTGATGCTGGCGGTCCATTTGAGATTCGTCTGTCAAAAGGATCAGCTCAAACAGCAATTTTTAATGTATCTAGTTCTTTATCTTTTACTTTATCTCTTAATTTAAGACAAAGTCTCACTGTCACCACTTCTTTTAAAGTGGAAAGCCCTCTTGTTGATATAAGAGGGACTATTGTTAATGTCAGTAGTATAATATTACGATTTGATGGTATTCCTGATAATGGAACGATTACTTATGCTTGTGCAGTACCTATACAAAATATAGGTCTAACTTTAATTAATGTAAAATTAAAAAATAATGTAGATATAAGGCATGTAGCAGGTTTTACTAATACAAGAATTTATGAAATAAGAAAAAATTTCTGGTCTAATTCATTTAATTATAGTTTAGGGCCTACAGTTCAAAGTACTTTTACATTTAATAACAATCTCCTTTCTTTAACAGAAAGTGTTGTTGTAGATATAAGCAATTGTATTTTTAATTTTGGGACATTGATTACAAATAATTGGTTTTTTGGAGATAAAACAAAACTAATTTCAACAAATTCTGAAATTTCTCTTTCTGGCAGTGACTGCGGTTTAAATTTTTATTTTGGTGATAAAAGAGTAGACCCTTATTGGACACTTCCTAGAATAAGTTTTAGACATTCAGGATTAATTCAAAATTATTCTGGCGCAGGAATATCATTTGTTCCAATTGCTGCTAGTGGGCTAACAACGCTTACTACAATAAATATTCCTAAACTAAGTATTCAAAAAGGAGGGATTGCTTTAACAACCCCTGGCGATTATATTTTTGCTTTAAACAGTAGCGGACTTCCTAGAAATTTTACTAGAATTGTAATAAATGAATTAGCAATATCTGCTACAGCTCTAAATAGAATTGTTTTAGCTCCATCACAAAATGTGCTTGGCGTTACAAATCCTTTTAAAGTATTTTTAAATTCAGCATCATTAAAACAAGTAATTTTTGCTGGAATAGAAATTGAAGGTTTTCGAGAATTATCTGTTTCTTTTAGTAATTCTTTTATAGGTGTTTGCAATTGGGGTGTTCCTTGTAGGAATATTAAAGTACCCCAACCGAAAACCGTTTATTGGAATAATCCAGCAGGAGGGAACTATTTTAGTAATTCTTTTACTTCTATAAGTGGAGGCACTGTTGCCTTATCTTCTTTTCCTTTTCCACAAGATACTTGGTTATTGACAGACCAAGGATTAAATTCGAGTGCAACAATATCTTTTCCTAGATCGTTAGCTACTTTTTTACCAGAATTTAATTCTAGTTTAAGAACTTTGCCCATGTATTTTTATCACGTAGGAGAGCCAACAGGTGTTGGCCTACGATCAATATATTGCGATAAAAGTTATTTATCAAATAACAATGTTGGATATGTAATAACTGCTTCTTCTACTAATACTACTTTAGTGGACTTATTTTTAACAGGAACTGGTACTTTTTCTTTAGCCAACCCTACTAGTTGGTTTGTTTCATTTTGTCCGAATGCAAACTATAAAATTACCTCCCCTTTAAATTTTGAAATAAGTCGTTTTGGTATTTATAATTCAACTATTGATTTTAATAGTAATACCCTTAATGTAAAAACAGGAATTCTTTATTTTAAAGACGGTTTAGCTTTAAATATACCATCAACGGTTATTTTCCAAGACTCTTTTGAAATTGATACTCCTTATCCAAATACAGATTTTATCTGTAGGCCGAATAATAATTTAACACCAGCAAAGAGTCTTGTTATATATCAACAACAAAGTTCTCCACAAACTTCATCTCTGCAAAGTGCAGTAAAAATTAACTCTCTAATTCTAGACGGTACAAGTACTGGTAGATCTTTTTCTTATAGTCTTCGCCTTAGAGGGAGTCTTATACTTAATAACCTTATTTATTCTAAAATTGGAAACGTATCTGTTGGTTTTGACCAAAGTTTTGACTATACAATAAAAAACTTTAAATTACAAGGAATAGCTAATGGAGCGGTCACTGCGTCTATTGCTTTAGTAAACACTTCAATTATTTCAGAAACAGTTACTATTACTTATAGTGGTTTAGATTTTGCAGAAAGTCTATCTTTTGTCCATTTTGGGACTAGAGTAAAAATTGCTCCAACTGGTCGTGTTTTTGCGGGAACTCGTTCAACAACAGATGTTGCAAATAACGGAGTTATTTATACAGATAGGCCCCGTATTACTGACGTAAACGCAGGTGGGGATGTAACTAGTAACTCTGTAATTAAGATTAATACAAATGTAACAGCGGGTTTTGCTCCTGTGTTTTCTGCTAAATACAAAGACGTAACAATAACAGACTTGAGTCTAAATAATAGTACAACGTATATAGCAACATTCCCGAATTACTTTGCCAATAACATCAAAGTAGGGGCAAAGCACGAACTCAAGATTATTAGAGGAAATTAAAATGGCTAAGATTACATTTAGCGATATTGCGGCTGGGTTTCAGAGTGTTGGGACTCTTAATAACAACTTTGCTCAATTAGAGAATGAACTTCAGACAAAAGTTTTGTATAGGGACAATCCTACGGGAGAGCCCAATACTATGCAGAATAATCTGGATATGAATGGATTTAATATTCTCAATCTAGGAACTGCTACAGTTATTACTAGTCTAAGCGCAACTCAAAGCATTCTCTGGGGAAATCAACGTGATGGGACTGGTACGCACAGTCTTAGCACTGGAGATGCTTTTAGAACTGTCGAAGTTTCTGCTAATACTTCTATAACGGCTGTTGTGTTTCTTACAACGGCAGGGACCGCAGGATGGACCGGAGGAGAAAGGATTTCTATTATCCAAATAGGAAATGGCGTAGTTAAAGTTCAACCGGATACTAGCGTAACTGTTCGATGCGCTGCTAGTTATCTCGGCACTCGCCGTCGTTTTGGAGAGATTACTTTGAAGTATCGTGGCGGAGATGTCTGGTACTTGGATGGAGATATTTCTGTATGAGCCTAGAGAATAAGATTATTGGTTCGCATCACTTCAAGATGTGCAGCCGAGAGCAAAAAGATTTCTGGCGATCAGAGTTCCTTAGGACCAATGACCCCACGGGTTACACCTTTGCTGAACGCTGGCTAGAAGACGGTTACCGTAAATGGAAAACCTTCATTGTAAGTTGGGGTGTCAAAGAAGAACTCAAAGAGTGGCAAGACACTCTAAGTACTAAGCTCCAAGCAGCAGCCATTACCCAGATTGCAGAACAACGCGAGTCCTTCCAAGCTCTCAAGTGGCTTGCGGATCGTGGATGGGTAGAGAAGGACGATAAGCGGACAAGAGAATCAAAGAAAGCGGCAGCAAAAGCTCACGAGGAAGTAGCAGCTGATATGGAAAGACTGGGGTTGAAACTTGTCAAGCCGTAGTAACAACCAAAGGACGCATTCCACAAGGAAGTTAAGGCGTTCCGAACTCTATAATTCTTCTATTGTGCCATCGCCGCACCATAGAATAATTTACGATTATCTGCAATTTGATGTTTCGGCGGCTCACGAAGTATTGCCGGGCCAACTTGCTTGGAATGCAGATGATGGAACAATTGATATTGGCATGGATGGCGGAAACGCCACTATGCAAATTGGACTAGAGACTTATTTTAGGGTTAAAGCAGATACCACAATTAATGATGGCGCTGTAGTAATGGCTGTAGGTGCTGTAGGCAATAGTGGTAAAATTCTAGCCGCTGAAGCTAATATTACTGACCCTCTTCAGGGTATTTATATACTTGGAGTAGCAACTGAATTAATTCCTGCTAATGGCTTTGGGTTTGTAACTACTTTTGGAATTGTACGAGGAATTGACACTACAGGGGGCGATGTTTCTGAGTCTTGGTCAGTAGGCACTGTGCTGTACTACAAACCGGGTTCTCTTGGAAAGATGACTAAGGTGGATCCTGAGGCCCCGGCACCCCATGTTGTTATGGCTCTTGTAACGGATGCTGGCGCAAATGGTGCAATCTTTGTTAGACCTACATTCGGTCAAACATTTGGTGAATTGAATGGGAATGTGCAATTCGGAACTCTAGAGAACAATGACTTTGTTATCTATAACTCTGGAACTCAGAGATGGGAAAATGAGTCCTTGAGTGCAGTTAAATCCATTATGGGTCTTCCTAGCGGACTGACTTGGTACTCTGGCAGTGGTGAACCAGAAGGAGTAATTACTGCTACAGTGGGATGCCTGTATTCTAATATAGACAGTAGTGCTACAAATACTTTGTTTGTAAAGAAATCAGGAACAAGCACTACAGGCTGGACAGCGTTGGGGTAAACATGGAAGGCCAAGTTCTTTTCAATACTGCTTTTAGTTTTATTATCTTTTTGTTGGGCTGGTTTGTTCGTATTGCCTACGACGCTACTGTTAAAATGAAAAATGATATAGTAGAACTAGAACGGATGATTACAGGGCACTACGTAAGGAAAGAAGATTACCGAGAAGATATTCGGGATATCAAGGAAATGCTTACTATGATTAATAGTAAGATAGATACCAAAGTTGACAAACAGGATCCTCGTCTTGACAAGTAAACAAGAGATTCGTGAAGCAGCAGAGAATAACCTGCTGACTTTTGCAAAACTAGTGAACCCAATGCGTATTTATGGAGAGATTCATGAGCGCGTATTCAGGTTTTTAGAGAAAGAAGGTAATGATCTTAACCAGCTTATTATGCTGCCACGGGGGCATCAGAAGTCCCATTGCTTGGCAGTATGGGCAGCTTGGTGGCTAACTCGTAATCCTGATACAACTATTTTGTATATTTCAGCAACTGCCCAGCTTGCAGAGGATCAATTGTATGCAATCAAGTGCATTGTGGACTCTCCTGTGTATCGCCGCTATTGGCCGGAAATGCTGGACCAAGATGAGGGGCGCAGGAGCAAGTGGTCCACAACAGCCATCAACGTAGATCATCCTACGCGAGCCAAGGAAATGGTACGGGATAACACAATCCGTACTGCTGGCTTGACTACGAACACTACTGGATGGCACGCGGATGTCATCATTGCTGATGACGTAGTTGTACCTGACAATGCCTACACAGAAGAAGGCCGCAGAAAGACGGCAGCAGCTATGTCCCAAATGTCTTCTATTAAGAACGCTGGAGGCATGATTAAAGCAGCGGGTACTCGTTACCATCCTTCGGACCAATACAGTATTTGGATGTCACAAGAAGAAGCTGTATATAACGACAAAGATGAAATTATGCACTATGTCCCCGTCTGGGAGATAATGGAGGAAGTAGTAGAGATTGATGGCGTCTTTACTTGGCCTCGTGAGTCCCGAACAGATGGGAAGCGTTTTGGCTTTGATCGGAAAGTGCTTGCTCGTATCTTTGCTGAGTACACTGATAAAACTCAATTTTATGCTCAGTATTATAATAACCCCAATGATCCTGAGTCTAACCGGGTTGATCGTTCTAGATTCCAATATTATGACCAGAAGTATCTTCGCCAAGAATCAGGTCAGTGGTTCTTTAAAGAGAATCGACTGAGTGTCTACGCAGGGGTGGACTTCGCTTTTAGTCTATCTAAGAAGTCGGACTTCACTGCAATCGTAGTAATTGGAGTAGACGCAGCTAACGATATATATGTACTGGACATAGATCGATTCAAAACTGATAAGATCAGTGATTATTACGAAAGACTAGTAGCCATGCACAATAAATGGGGTTTCAAGAAACTCCGAGCAGAAGTTACGACAGCGCAGCAAATCATTGTTAATGACCTCAAACAAAAGTTTAAAGAAGCAGGTGTATCCCTGAAGATTGATGAATTCCGGCCCAGCCGGCATCAGGGAAGCAAAGAGGAGAGGATTGCTGCTGTACTAGAACCCCGGTATCAGCAACAAGCAATCTGGCATTATCGTGGGGGTTACACACTTGTGCTCGAAGATGAGATGTTGCTAGCTCGTCCTCCACACGATGATATTGTGGATACACTAGCCTCTATTGTGGAAATAGCCCAGAAGCCTCGCGAGCGCGTGCGCGAGAAGTCCAGCTATAACGAGTTCACTAACACATATAACAAACGCTTCGGCGGCTTTGGTACAACCATGGGAGTAGCTTATGGCCGGTAATGTGGCCCAACTGAAAGAACAACTTCGCCCGGATACTCTGGCGAATCAGATTTACATGATGTGGAATGACTTCCATAATCAACGTAAACCTTGGGTAGAAGAACAAAAGGAACTGCGGAACTATTTGTTTGCTACGGATACCAGCAAGACAAGCAATCGGACGCTTCCTTGGCGGAACAGTACAACTACGCCAAAGCTGACCCAGATCAGGGATAACCTGCACGCTAACTACATGGCTGCACTGTTCCCTAATGACCAGTGGATGAAATGGGAAGGATTCACTCTTGATGATGCAGTCAAAGCAAAGCGAGAAGCTATCGAAGCCTACATGCAGAACAAGACTCGACTGGGTGGCTTTAGAACGGCTATATCCCAGCTTCTCTACGATTATATTGATTACGGGAATGCTTTTGCTGATGTTGAGTGGGTAAACGAGAAGAAGATTGATCCTCTTACTGGCGAAGAAATTCCGGGCTATGTAGGCCCGCGAGTAGTTCGTATCTCGCCATTTGATATTTTGATTAATCCAGCAGCGAATAACTTCAGGAACTCGCCTAAGATGGTTCGCAAGATCATGAACCTTGGTGAACTCAAGGCAATGGCAGAGGACTTCCCTGAAGAGGGTTGGATTAGGGAAGCTGTCAGCAAAGCTATGAAGTTCCGCCACGATATTGCCAATGGGCAGTACTCAATTGAGGACTTCGATAAGGCTGTCGGCTACACCATCGATGGCTTTGGTAACCTGTACGAGTACTACCAATCTCCGTATGTAGAACTTATTGAGTTCGAGGGCGACCTGTACGATCCGTACTCGGATACGCTTCTTCGTAACCATGTAGTTACAGTTATTGATCGCTCGCGAGTTATCCGCAAGGAGCAGATGCCTAGTTGGCAACCCAAGGGGAACAAAGCTCATGTAGGCTGGCGACTGCGCCCAGATAACCTGTATGCAATGGGGCCTCTGCATAACCTTGTTGGTATGCAGTACCGGATTGACCATCTTGAGAACATTAAAGCGGATGTCTTTGACCTGATTGCATTCCCTCCTCTCAAAATCAAGGGAGAGGTTGAGGAGTTCGATTGGGCTCCGGGGGCAGAGATTCATATCGATGTCGAAGGCGATGTAGAAATGCTTGTACCGGATACGACGGCACTGCAAGCTGATACGCAAATCGCAATTCTAGAGCAACGCATGGAGGACTACGCAGGGGCACCTAAACAAGCCATGGGTATCCGTACTCCGGGCGAAAAGACTGCCTATGAAGTTCAGACTCTCGAAAGTGCAGCAGGACGGATCTTTAAAGAGAAAATCCAGAATTTTGAAGTCGAGCTTCTGGAGCCTCTGCTTAACGCTATGCTGGAAGTAGCAAAGCGGAACATGGATGCTGCGGATGTTGTAAGGGTGTTTGATGACGAACTTGGGGCGCAAATCTTTGCAACGGTTACGAAGGATGCAATCACAGCTAATGGGAAACTACGGCCTGTGGGTGCGCGTCACTTCTTTAGTCAGCAACAACTTATACAGAACCTCACTGGGTTGTTTAATAGTCCTGTTGGGCAACTGATTGCTCCGCACGTATCCAGTAAACAGCTTGCCAAACTGGCTGAGGATCTGTTTGGTATCGAACGGTATCAACTTATTTCTGACAACATTGCTCTTATGGAGCAAGCAGATCAACAGAGGCTGATGGCTGTTCTGCAAGAACAGGCTGTAGGGGAAGACGCTGCTATGATGTCTTCGGAGGGCGTTGACATGGGACAAGGGGGGATGGTATAATGGCTGGTAAGGGTCAGTATAAAAGCACTGCAAACGCAAGATCCAAACGTCAAAGAAAGTACCAAGGCTCGGAAGAACAGAAAAAGAACCGAGCAGCTAGGAACAAGGCTCGCCGAGAAGCAGAACGAGAAGGGCGAGTCCGCGATGGGGATGGCAAGGAAGTAGACCATAAAAGGCCATTCGCGCACGGCGGATCGAATCACAAGTCTAATACCAGAGTTATTGACAAATCAGCCAATCGCAGGGCTGGCGGTAAAATTGGTGGCAGGCGCACAGCAGCTAAGAGGAAATAAAATGGCTAAAATGTCTTCTATCGACAAAAGTATTTCTTCTAATAAAAAGAAAGTAGGAAGAAATCTGAAAGATACTTTTGAAATTGATACTAAATGGATGACTTATCCGCAAGGCCACGAAGCAGAAGGCACTGGAGGCTATCCACGTAAATATAGTGAAAAGACTAAAACAACTACGCTCGCTGGAAAATCTCATACATATACTTATTCTCCTACTGGTTATACTAAAAAAAGCGTAAATCGTGTTCGTAGGGGGCTTCAGCAAGATTATAAACGAAATCTTTCAGATCAGATTTATAATAATGCGACAAACAGTCTACGTAAAGTAGCTACTCGTCCTATTAAAAATAAATGAAACAGGGTCTTTACGCTAACATCCACGCCAAGCGTAAGCGTGGAGAAAAGATGCGGAAACCGGGTTCCAAAGGGGCTCCGACTGCTCAAGACTTTAGAAACGCTGCCAAGACTGCCAAGAAGAAAAAGTAATGGCTAAGTCTCCTGCATGGCAACGTAAAGCTGGCAAAGATCCCAAAGGTGGTCTCAATGCTGCTGGCCGAGCCAGCTACAACAAGGCAACTGGAGGCAATCTAAAGCCTCCTGCACCTAACCCTAAGACAAAGAAAGATGCTGGTCGCCGCAAGTCCTTTTGTGCCCGGATGCAGGGTATGAAAGAAAAGTTGACCAGTGAGAAAACCAAACGTGATCCTAACAGCAGGATCAATAAATCACTCAGAGCGTGGAACTGCTAATGCCTAAAAAAATGGAAAAAATGGTTAAGGGTATGATGAAGAGCGGCAAGAGCAAAGACTCTGCCTATGCCATTGCAACTGCTGCAATGAAGAAAAAGAAAAAATCTAAGAAGTGAAAACAGTCTGGTTCAAAGGCGCTAGAGACGAACAGTCTAAGAAAGAAAGAACTTCTCAGATTGTCTCAGCAGCCAAAGCTCTAGAGATTCTGACCGGAATCCTTGAGGAAAAAATTAAGGAGAAAGAGTCAGAAAGGAATCTGCCGAAATGCTACGAGCTACCTAGCTATGCGTACTTTCAAGCAGATGTGTCCGGTTATATCAGGGCACTGAGGGAAGTTCAGAGCATTATCGACCTTAAGGAGTAAAAAATGTCTGAAGAATTTATGGGGAGGACCGAACCCCAAGCAGCCGAAGGTAGTTCACCGACACCAGAGGCACCCGTGGTAGAGGCTGGCAAGCCTGAGTATTCAGAGTTCTTGCAAGCAATTACCAACCAAGAAGGAAAGCCCAAGTACAAGACTGTCGCGGATGCGCTTATCGGGGCTGCTAAAGCCCAAGAGCATATCCAGCGAATTGAGGCAGAGAACGCTGAATTGCGGACTGTTGCCAAGAAAGTCGAGACTATGGAGCAACTCCTTCAGCGCCTTGAAGTAGGTAAGGGTGCAGACCACACCCCGATTCCGAAAGTCGAGGATCAGGAGAAACTTGTTCTTTCTGTGCTTGAAAAGCAAAAAGCAGCAGAGCGTGAGCAAGCTAACCGCGAGACTGTCCTGAACTCTCTTAAGGAGAAGTTTGGTGACAAGGTTAATGATGTTCTGACTAGCAAAGCCAATGACCTTGGTTTGTCTGTAGCAGAACTCGGGGCTCTTGCGGCGCGTTCACCCAAAGCTGTTCTTGGCTATTTCGACAGTAAGCCAGTAGCTCCGTCCGTACAGAGTACGGTAAACACGCAGGCTCTTCAGCCGCGAACTGGAGAATTGAAGGCTCCCGATAACATCATGTGGGGCGCAAGCACTCGTGAAGTTACGGATTTCTTCCGCCAGATCAAGACTGAAGTAAACAAGGAACTTGGACTTTAATAGGAGAATACCATGTCCAACTATACCTTGAATACTAATGCGTTTATTGAAGCGCAACAGTATTCGCAGTTCATTCTGCGTACCCTGCCGACGGCGATCCTTCCCGCTACTTTCTATCGGGATGTGTCGGATTTCGGCAACGGCTCTACGCTGAATATCAAAACCATCGGTACGGCTACGATTCAAGAAGTTGAAGAAGACAGCCCGCTGATTTATAACCCGATTGAGACTGGTAACATCACGCTGTCGATTACGGATTACGTAGGCGATGCATGGTACGTTACGGATGTCCTCCGTCAGGATGGCTCGCAGATCGAAGCTCTTATGGCTGCTCGCGCACAGGAAGCTACCCGTGCAATCCAGCAGCACTTTGAGACTCGTTTCCTTGCTGTGACCAATGCTGGTCAAACGGCTGCTAACCCGAACACGGTCAACGGCTTTGCCCGTCGCTTCCGTGCAACGGGTGCCAACTGGACGATGGATGAGGATGACCTGATCCATATGCGTCTTGCTTTTGACAAGGCGAACGTCCCGCAGTTTGGCCGTATTGCCATCGTTGACCCTGTAGTAGCTGCTACCTTCCAGAAGAAAGTGGTAATCACTTCGCAACTGGATCGTCTGCCAGCTTACCAGCAGGTAATGGAGAATGGCTTTAATAACGAGCACCAGTTCGTAATGCGCCTGCATGGCTGGGATATCTGGACCTCTAACCTCCTGCCGCAGCTTGCTGCTGGTACGAGCGTAGATGGTACGGCTACTCAGTCCGCTAGCACGACCTGTATCGCTAACCTCTTTATGTGCGTTGCTGATGACAATACCAAGCCGGTAATGACGGCATGGCGTCAGC